ATAAACCGATTGCTGTGAGGAATTTTTTCATTCATCCCATCCTTCTTGTTTATGAATCCAGACTTTCAAATCCTTCACATACTTTCTCAAGATCTGGGCCTGTTCTTCATGCCAAAAATCACCCGTCTTCATATGGAGACGGGTGTGATTATCTATAGCTTTGAGTATTTGGTGTATGGGAGCATTCCAACACTCCCTCTTTGGAGTGTTCCATTCTCTTGGCATTGGTATGTAAATGTGTATATTTTATTATCACCTAAAAAATCAATTTGACATAAATCAGGACCAACCATCACATGTCCAACAATGGACAAAGTTATAAACTCAATCACTTTTTCTTACCACCATTCTTTGCTTTTTTAGCAGTGGCATTACCTTGATTTTGTTTAGAACCACAAGATCCCTTTTTACCTTTGTTGGCGGATTTTGCCATTATGCACCTCCTGTGCGGGGCTGTACTTGACCTTCTAGAACTTCAACTCTTTCTTCAAGAGTTGGTTCTGTTGCAGCAACTTCAGATAATGCTGGTTCTGGAGTTGGTTCTACTACAACTTCTCTACGTGGTTCTTCTTTTTTTTCATCTTCATCACCACCCTTCTTCATTGTGTTAATACCGAAAGTAGCAGCAGATGCGGTGAAAACAGTAGCAATAAATGTTGGGTCCATCTTAGATAGAGCACCAGCATAACTAGCAGTAAGAAGAGCGGCAGACCAACCCAAAATCGCAATACGAATAACAGTACTCATACACTTTTCTCTTTTATTTGGGGTATCCATCAGTCCTTTTGATGATGTCTTTGTTATTTAGGATTTTAGAACTTAAATTTAAGTTTTGCAGATACTACTGTGTTAGAAACTCCGTCATTAATTTGATGAATTCCTTCAATAACTACCATTTCCTTATAATCAACAGAAGCATTTGCCTCGATCATTCCGCTGGTTTCATAAGAACCGAAGTTTCATTAATAGCATCAACAGTTCTTCTGGATTGGATATTACCGTTCTCAGTAAAACCATCTCTCTGATAATTACCAATCGTATATCCAACAAATGGTGTTATATTCTTATGAAGATTCCATATCAATCTATTATTTACCCACCACTCTTTTCCTTGAGTTGAACTCTCATTGTTAAAGATACCCTGGACATTTCTTACTACATTATATTTGTTCTGAGTAAATCCAGCATTTGTTAAGAGTGATAGTGTATTTCCACGGAGCATATTAAAGAAACCATAATGGTTCTTAAGAAGTTTAGAAGTGCTATCAACACCACCTAAATCAACATTTACATTATTATACTGACCACCAATCGTCCAGGTTGGTTTGATATCAATTTCTAATCCACCACCGATAATTAAAGATTTACCAGTGTATCCATAATCACCAGAAGACCAAGCATAATAGTTGTTGCTGAATACTCTTACTCTGTCCGTAGTTGGCTCAGTTGGTTCATAATTAAAGAGGTTTTGCAATCCACCACCAATCTTATCCAAAACTTCGTGCTGATCTACACGACCAGAAAGAACATCCTGAGTATTCTTTGTATCAACAGAAAGAAGTAAAGAATAAACTACGGTATTATCACTATAAGTATCTTGCTTTAATAGAGGAGTTTCGGTTGTAGTTTCAAAGTTTCTTCTAATCTTTTGAACTCCATCACCCTCAGATACTTTATGAATAACTTTAGTTTTAGATACAACAGGAAGTCCTGGAGCAGGAACGGTAACAGAACTTATTAATGTTGGTTCAGGAGTTGGCTCAGGTTCTGGAGTTGGTTCTGGAGTTGGCTCAGGTTCTGGTGTAGGTTCTGGTTCTGGTGTAGGTTCTGGTTCTGGTGTAGGTACTGGTTCTGGAGTTGGTTCTGGAGTTGGCTCAGGTTCTGGTGTAGGTTCTGGTTCTGGTGTAGGTTCTGGTTCTGGAGTTGGATCAGGTTCTGGTGTAGGTTCTGGTTCAGGAGTTGGCTCAGGTTCTGGAGTTGGTTCTGGAGTTGGCTCAGGTTCTGGAGTTGGTTCTGGAGTTGGCTCAGGTTCTGGTGTAGGTTCTGGTTCTGGAGTTGGAGTTGGTGCTACTTCATCAACAGATGGCGCATCAGGATTATTAGGTGCAACAGGAGTAAAGGTCTCTCCGTTTGCAGTTGTAGTTCCAGGCTGACTATCAACTAAAAGAACAGGAGAAAGTGCAGTGTCTCCAAGGTTGAATACTGCAAATCCTAAGAGATAATCACCATCAGCTCCTACTTGATATGTTGAGTATTGCCATCCAGTAGAACCAAAAGAACCTGTTGAGTAATCACCAGTTCCTGGATTGGTAAATCCAAGTAATGCATAGTTTTGAAGTTGATTATTAACTGTTACTGTTGGAGATGAACCTGTTCCTTGATAAACAAGTGATGTAATAGAACCATCATTAAATGGAACATAGTCAGTTCCAATGTAGTTCCAAGACATAGTATAAACAGTTCCAGTCTGAAGTGTAACAGACTTTGTAATCCAAGAAGCATCAGTAGGAGTTGGATTTCCTAAACCAGATTGCTGTTGCTGTTGAATGAGAAGGTCTTTGATTGCTTGATTTTCTGCTGCAGTTAATCCAAGTGCTTCTGTTGCTTGGTTAAATGTTGCTTGACCATTTGGTTGCAATGCTGCACCAGCAGTTCCATATGGAGAGAATTCCCAAGTTGTTGGTTCTACTGCAGGAGCATAATATGGATTAGGAGAACCATCTTGTAAAGTTGGGGTTCCTACTGCTGGAAATGAACCAGCATTAAAGATTACTGGATTATCGACAACACTAACACCTGTTCCCTGTCCTGTGATTGTGCTATCTAATGTTCCTGTTTGAGTTCCAGTATTCCATCCAGAAGTATTTCCAGATTCAAAATCTGTACCAGAAATTGTATCTGCGAATGCCGTTGGTGCTCCCATTAAAAGAGCAGACGCTACGGCAAGCGCCCTTGAAGCGTAAGACATAAAAAGTCCTCTATTACTTAGTGTGTACTAAACGAAACAAACTAAAGTTGTTTAAAAGTAAAGTATTCACCAAGTCACAGAGGACTCGGAGTATGTAGATTCAGACCAGTTAAGATCAAGAATCAGTTATGATTGTAACTATTTATCCTTTTTTCCAAGATTCCCCTTCTGCTTTTCTTCTACGTGCTAATCCCGCCTCAACATTAGAACCAGGATTACGGTAGAGATAAAGAGCATCAGGAACTAAATCCCACTCTTTATTCTTTAGGCGTTTAGTAATAGTATTGAAGTTATCACCACCGTAGAAACCAGCGCCAAGATTATAAGCAAAACTGAGAAGTGCTCCGCGTTTACCATCAGACATTTCTCCCCAATGTGGAATTTTACGAAGTGCTGGGAGAAACTCTTTTTTACATTGTTCAATTAAGAGTTCATCCGCCTCTTGTTGTGTAAGTGTATCACCAAGTTTGAAAGGTGATCCATCTTTCTTACGGGTAGATCCCCAACCAATTGTGATTGGAAGTCCACCAGTCAGAGGATCTGGGTATGCCTTAAGATGACACCCTTCAAACTCTTTGATTAACTTGATGCCCATTTGTGGGACATCATCGCCACCTGTTGCGGAAGCAGGAGCTGCAGCAGCGGCAGGGGCTGGTGCAGCACTAGTCTTTTTTCCGCGATAAATTTCTGCCCAATCAATGTTATCCTCTAGATATTTGACTGGGAGATTATCTTCCAACCACTGAACTGCCTTAACGTGGTTGGGGTTCTTCTCGTCATAAAACTTGAAGAAATTGTGCAAATCGATACGTGCCATTGTTTGTTCTCCTATCAGTCGAAAATTCTACCCCAACCATCGTTGCCACCTGGGCACCAACGATGCTTGAGAACTGCTTTAGTGTAAATGGTCTTCTTACCATTTGTAACTGGACCAGTATAGTTATCGTTTAGAGAACCATATGGGTCATTAACATAGTATCCTTTACCATCTGGTGTTTTACCAATTACAACACACATGTGCCCACCAGTAGGTGCAGATAAAGAACCGCGATGCAAGATACCAATAACGACAGGCTTCCCAGCATCAAGACTCTTATCAATATCAGCAAAAGATAAATTGTAACTAAAGTGTGACTTAACACCATAACCTGCCAAAACTTTCGTCTGTACGGCATGGTCAGTTGTATCACCGATTGCAAATACTTTCTTAACATACTCATCATCACCTTTAATGCTTCCTGGCTTGAGGAAAGCAAGGCACATAGCGCACGATGAAGAGTTGCAAGTTCTATGTGCATCTCTGTAGTTATCTACTTGATTAAAGTATGGAACAGCAAGAACTGCTGGAGTTGGGGGTTTTGTTCTAAAAATCCCAATCCAATCGGTTTCAGAATCGTCAAGAAACTGAGCAGGAAGGTTATCCTCTAACCACTGAACTGCTGCAACATGATTTGCATTACTATCATCATAAAACTTAAAAAAGTTATGAAGATCTAATGTCATGGATTATCTCTATAAACACTGAAGATATTTATAAAAAAAGCGCCTCTTTAGGCGCTTTGATTATTTTCAAGCAGAAACAGTTTCTCGAACAGTTGATTTTACATATTCAAAAACGTTTTCTGGTGTGCTCTTTTCGTATGGGTCTGTGTCTGAATTGTCACGCATACCATCCTCAACGAATAATTTTTCGATGACTCCGTTATCCACGATTGCAGCATAACGCCAAGACCGATCACCGAAACCAAGGTTGGACTTATTGACAAGATATCCCATAGAACGTGTGAAGTAAGCATTTCCGTCTGGGATAAGTTTTACATTTTTAATGTTCTGGTCTTGTGCCCAAGCATTCATAACAAATCCATCATTAACCGAAATGCAATAAATTTCATCAATACCAAGAACTTTGAAGTCTTCATACTTCTCTTCAAAACCAGGAAGTTGATATGCAGAACAAGTGGGAGTGAATGCACCAGGCAAAGAGAAGATAACTACACGCTTATTGTCAAAAAGATCCGCAGATGTTTTATTTACAAACTCTCCATTCTCACGGAATACGAATTCAACTTGAGGAATTACATATTTTTCTTTACGCATAGGCACCTCCATAGTAGTCTCCTTATTTTTAAAAATATTAAACATAATTATAAATTAAATTTACCAAATACCAGGAATAATCTGGCCAGTAGCAGCATAGCTACCCATTGCAGCAATAATACCAATCATTGCTGCCCATCCATTAATACGTTCTGCTCTTTCGTTCATTGTTTTTCTCCTTGATAAATGTGTTTTTGTTTGAGTTCGGGATTTGGGGTAGAAGGAACTACAGGGTTCCTTGATTTATTCTTAATGACGATAAAGGCATCGTTTTGATAGGTCACAGTTCCAAATGGTTTTGCCCACTTTGGATTTGCATCTGGGTGGGTAGCAGTTCCTGTTACTGCAACTCCACCAATCTCAACTGATAGTTCATCATTACGATCCCATCCAAGAGTTTCAAGAGCAATTGCAAATTGCCCGAGCATTCCAGGATTGCCCATAACAGTTTCCTCGGGTTCAAGATTTCCAATCATAGATTTTCTTCTTGTTCAATAAGGATTACACAATCTGATTTAGGATATGCAGTGCAAGTGAGGATGAAACCATCTGCGAGTTGATCATCGTCCAAAAATGTCTGATCTTCATTGTCAACTGTTCCTTCAATTACCTTACCAGCACAAGAGGAACAAGCACCAGCGCGGCACGAGTATGGAAGATCGACTTCTGCTTCCTCTGCTGCGTCAAGAATGTAAGTATCCTCATCACATTGAATTGTGGTTTCGGAACCGTCTGGAGAACGGAGAGTAACATTGTAAGATGCCATAAATTAGTAAGTTTCTGAGAGTTGATTTACTGAGTGTGCCAACAAAACAAAGAAGGCGACACTAGTAATTGTAAAGATAATTGAAGTCATTGTCAAGTCTCAAATTACACCAAAAAACAGATGACCAGTCAATGCGTAAGAGATAAAACCAGCCACGATCCCAAGCATAGCCCAGCGACCATTAGCAGATTCAGCTCGTTCAGCATAACTCTTCATCCCATACTTCTTTGCATCTTCGTCGGAAATATAAACAGGTGGTTCAATTGCCCACATATTTTGTTG